CACTTTTCAAAATGCTTATAATTGGATTCTTGATCTTTCCGTTTCTTCTGAAGTAACTTTTACTATTCCATATGTTTCTAATGTTCCATGGAAACATGTGGAAGTTGGCAAGGAATCGGCATTTGCAGGAAAGGAAGAACTCATGACTGGTTTTGTAACTGTAGAAGTTTTAACTGGTTTACGTCGTGCTAGTGATTCCGTTACTGATACTGTTTCTCTTAATCTGTGGATTAGTGGTGCTGAGGATATTGCTTTTGCTGTTCCAAATTTTGGTAATTATGCTGTATATACCTATCCTACTACATCTAGAGCATATATAGATTCTCTTCTAGATACCGAAGAACTTCCTCGTGCACAGATTTTTAATGAAACTTCTGATGGTACTAGTCATAATGAACAGGTTAAAGATGATAGTGTTAAGGTTTTTGAAGCTCCTCCTTTAAGTCTTACTGGTTTTGAGCAACTATCAATTGGTGAAAAGATTACCAACTTACGCCAAGTTATTAAACGCTTTTGCCTTATGAATTATTCTCGACCATTTCCTTATCTTACAGGTAATACTTCTGACCTTGGAGCATATATTGGAGCAGTCGATCACATTTCAAATACATATTTATTTAATCAAGTTGTTTTGGATCCTGCTTACTTTGGTCAAGCTTCCAATACTCCTGACAATGTGCAAAGTATTGTTTATCCTATATCTAGATCTTCGACTGATGGTTCATTTTCTACTGAACGATTGAACGCTATGACTCGTTTTGTTTCTTCACACCCTCTTTATCGCGTTTCTTATTTGTTTCGTTTTTATCGTGGTGGAGTGCGCTATAAGGTTGTTTCTATACCCTCTCTCGAGACACGGTGTTCCTCTTTTGCTGAAGCTTCTACTGCTAGTGGGTCCATTATTCCATACTCTCTTTCTGCTGATAGTATTAGTGTTTTGCCAAATCGGTCAACTTTACCTACACTTGCTGTTAGAGGCACTGATATTATTCAAAATGGAATAGTTTCTAAACCTGAACTAAATGCTTTTACTGCAATGAATAACATGCAACGCTTTGAACATTCTGTGCCGTCTGATCTTAATAACATTTTAGAATTTGAAGTGCCTTATTATTCGTCTATTCCTATTTCTGTAGTTAGTGAAGGCACTCTTACCAATATTGATGGTCCTTTGGTTCGTCGCAATTTAATATATTTGCGTCGTTCTCAAGATCCTAAAGGATTAGATACTCCTCTTTCTACTTATCAAGATAATATATATGGTCCTATAATTCGAGCTAAGCAGGATTCAGGTGCTTCTATAGGAGGTGTAACCCGTGCAACTTTTGGCGGAGCTTATATTTATCAAGCTGCCGCTGACGATTTTTCTTTTGGTTATTTAGTCGGTGCACCAGCTTTAACAAAAATAACCTACACTTAGTTTATCATACGCGTATTTAATAGATCCGTTATGTGATTGATTTTTATATCTACCCATTGGGTGGTCCCTGTGTAATCGCAAACACAGTCCTGATTGTTTAACAACAGTCAAATAAATGAACCACCACGGGTGGACGTAATTTTGTTTGAACTGACAATTGGGTTCAGCCCGGTGGATAAAACCAAGTTTTTCTCTTTTGCGCAGCTTAAGCCCG